GGGCTTTGGTACTCTGGTGGTGATGATATGCCACAAATGTTTGCAATGTTTTCTAAAGAACTTGGGAATAACTTCACGGCGATAGCGCGTGGATCAAAAATGTTCTTAGATTATCTAGATCAAACAAGTCCAAATACGACTATGACTATACTAGCTGAGTACGAGCATATGATTCAGTGGGCAACGTGGCTCGGCTACGAACCTGTTGGGGTTGCAGCTAACGGCGCAGCTAAGTATGTAGAGTTTGTGCGTTGTAAATACCAGTATGAAAGTGTTTACGATGACACATCACGGCCCGTGATGCACTGATTGGCCCGAAAGGATACCCAAGTTGATGTGAGAATAGCGGATACCCGTAGCAATCGAAACTTTTATCAAGGACTGAAAAATGGCTAATACAATTGACCAAGCCTTCATCAAACAGTTCGAGTCAGAAGTTCACATGGCGTACCAACGTATGGGTTCCAAGCTACGCGGAACTGTTCGTACTACTAACGTGACTGGCTCAACTGCGCGTTTCCAAGTAATCGGAAAAGGCACTGCATCAACTAAAACTCGTAACGGCGATGTTTCCACAATGGAACTAGCGCACACATACGTCGAAGCTACAATGGCTGACAAGTATGCAGCGGAGTACATCGACAAGCTAGACGAGTTGAAGATTAACATCAACGAGCGTCAAGCTGTCGCACAATCGGCTGCTGCTGCTCTAGGTCGCGAAACTGACTCAGTTATCACAACTGCTTTGGATGCGGGTGCAAATGCAACTGCAATTCATGATACTGGTTCTGCAGTCGAAAAAGCTGAACTGCTAACTTTGTTTGAAACATTTGGCACAGCTGACATTCCAGAAGATGGCCAACGCTATCTTGCAATGTCACCTGCTGGTTTTGCTGACTTGTTCAACATCACAGAGTTTGCGTCATCAGACTTTGTTGGTCCACAAAACTTACCGTTTGCTGGCGGCATGACAATGAAAGAGTTCTTGGGCTTCAAGATCTTCTCAACGTCTGCTGTAGCTGGTGGTAAGAACTTTGCGTACCACACACGCGCAATTGGTCTAGGCATCAACTCTGATGTTGCGACTGAAGTAAACTACGTTCCACAGAAAGTGGCGCACCTAGCGACATCAATGATGTCAATGGGCGCGATCGTCATTGACGATGACGGTGTTTACGAAGTCCTAGACAACAACTAATAGGGGAGGGGGCGAAAGCCCCCTACTTTACATGCCAGCAAATACCGCAATCAAAATATGTTCTCGCGCCTCCATTCTTATGGGAGGCAATCCCATTCAGTCATTCTCAGAAGGAACGGCTGAATCTGACGTTGTTGATGCAATGTATGAGGATATTGCGCGAGCTGCACTCACAAATACACGCTGGCGATTTGCAACTAATCAGGCACAGTTATCCAGATTAGAAGCGGCCCCAACGGGTCGCTTTGATGCTGCTTACCAACTGCCGAATGATTTGATTATGTTGAGTGCTGTGACCATAGGTGATGAGCCAATCATGTATGACACTTATGGTGATAAGGTTTACTGCGATGCAACTGAGAATGATGTAGTTATAGCTGACTACATTTTCCGCGCTGATGAATCCAACTGGCCTCCTTACTTTACCATTGCAGTAGAGTTTCAGGTTACTGCTATGTTGGCTGTTTCTGTAGCGCGTGATGCTCAACTAGCATCGATGATGGAACAGAAGGGCGAGCTTCAAATGTCTCGCGCTCGTCGTTTAGATTCTCAGCAACAGACAACTCGCAAGCTGAATACATCGAGGTTTATTGCACAAAGGCGTAGCTAATGCAGAAAGTTAGAGTACCACAGAATAGCTTTCAGTTTGGTGAAGTCAGTGACTCTTTGATTATGCGAACAGACTCTCCTGTTTACGGGTCGTCCGCACAACGCATTGAGAATATGGTTGTTACTGCTGAAGGCTCATTAAAAAAACGTTATGGGTTAAGAAGCATTTTTAACTATGACTTAACTTATGACGCAAACAATCCTGCGCAATCACACTTGTTTAAGTTCGAGTTTGATGAAAATGAAAAGTATGTAATTTCCGTTGAGAACCAAAAGGTTCGTTGCTTTCAGTTAGAAACAAGTGGTGCGGTAACACTGGTATCCACAATTGCTGCGGATACAAATGGAGATACGCTTCCATTTAATCAGAGCTATTTGCAGGAATATACATACGCTCAGTATGGCGATGTTATGTTTATCTGCCATCCTTTGTTTGCGCCTCGGATGCTAATTCGCACCAGCCTGACTAGCTTTGAGATTACGCCTTTTACCTTTGACCAACGTGCAGACAATAAGAAAACTTATCAACCTTACTCTAAGTTTCAGGCTAGTAATGTTACTCTTGATCCCTCAGCCTCAACTGGAACTGGAGTTACGTTTACAACAAGCGTTGATTATTGGGACACTACAGGAACTCAAACTGGCGGGAATTATTTAGACTCTACTCATGTTGGTGTAGTTATTCGATATGGTGAATCAGAGGTCGAAATCACAAGTGTTCAGTCTGCAACTCAAGCAACTGGTGATATTATTGACTCCCTTCGTCGCAGGCTTACTGTTCTTAATCCATTGAGGACTATTGATGGCAGCTCGACTGTAGAAGTAACTATGTTAGATCATGGATTCTCTGGTGGTGAAGCAATTACTATTGAAGAGGCCTCTTCTGTTGGTGGCATTAATACTGGCAACCTAAATGGCGCGCGTACTGTTGGCAGTATTATTGATGAGAACACATTTACCTTTAGTGCTGGAGGCTCCGCCTCTGATGCAGAAGATGGTGGTGGATACGTTAAGATTGTTTCTCATGCGCCAACACTAGATTGGGATGAGCAGTCTTGGTCTGCACTTCGAGGCTATCCTGCTGCGATTGCTTTTCATGAAAATCGTTTGTGCTTTGGTGGCACCCTTGCTGAACCAGATACAATTTGGATGTCGAAAATTGGAAGCTTTTTTAACTTTGATGTTGGTGATGCAGACGATATAGATTCCATTAACTTGGTCGCTGCGACTGGTGACGTAAATCAAATCCGTTACATGGTGTCTAATCGTGACCTACAAATCTTTACTGCCTCTGGCGAGTTGTATGTCCCTACATACCTTAACCAAGCAATTACACCAACAAATGCACAGATCAGGAAGCAAACGCCTTATGGTTCTGAGTTTGTTCAGCCAGCATCAATTGATGGCGCAACAATCTTTGTGCAAACTGGTGGGCGTATTGTTCGAGAATATCTCTACACTGATAGCGAAGATGCCTATACATCCACATCGATCTCAACAATTGCGTCACATTTAATTAGTAATCCTAAGTGCATGGCTGTTGTTCACAGCGGCTTTGGGCTTCCAGATTCTTACGCCGCGCTTACATTAGATAATGGTGACATGACATTGTTTAGTTCGAACCGTGCGGAGAAACGTGCGTCTTGGACTCGAGTTACAACAAATGGCAGTTTCTGTTCTGTAGTTGCAATTCATGATCGTTTGTTTGCTAATATTTGGTACAACAATAAGCTTCACCTATGCGAGTTTGATTCAAATATTTTTGTAGATAACTATAGGGTATTTGAGCTTGAGGGGCTTGGTGGATACTTTGATGGCTATGAGTACACTGGCGTTCAAGATGAATATACTCTTAATGAGTATAATGAAGGCGATCCCACTGGAAGTTGGTATTATCCAACTGGCACCTATCAATCAAATTGGAATCCTGGAGGGTCATCTGGTGTAGCTTTTTATATGGATAAGCTCTTTGGGCAGACGTATCCAAACGAAGTTTTTTACTTAGCTGAATACCCTTTGATACAAGGGGTAAAATACAGAATGCGCTATGGTGTAACTCTTCAATATTATAAAGATATTAAGTATCAAATTTTAGATGCTGACGATGATTCTGTTGTTTATGATGGAAATACGGCAAGTTGGCCTGATACACTCGATGAGACATTTGTTTTGCCTCGAGATGTTCAAAGACCAAAGATACAATTCTCTATTGAAGGGGAAAACTCTGGCAGTCTTTTCTATGTACAGTTTGGTGGCATTAGAATCCAAAATACATTTGCACTTAATTTAAGCGCAAACTTTGAACCTAATTCTGAATTATATTTGTTTGATACATCTGATTACTCATTGATTGGTTCAGTAACTTTGGATGCAAATGCAGAGATTGACTTAAGTGAATACGAGGGAATGACAATTGCCATTGGTGAATCATTTACATCTAAGGTTATTACCAACCCAGTAGATGCAAGCTTAGGCAATGGCCCCGCAACTGGAGAGGTTCGTGGAATTACTAATGTTGTAGTTGACGTAAAGGAAACCTCTTCTATGAGAGTTAATTCCAGGCCAGTAATTAACTCTAATTTTACTGGCAAAAAAGAAGTAAAACTTCTTGGTTATGATCGAAATCCTCAGATAACGATTGAGCAAGATGAGCCAAGCTTGATTCAAGTGAATGGCATAGTAGCGGAGTTAATAGTTTAATGTGGCAAGCGATAGCAGGAATAGCAGGTTTAGCTTCATCTGTAGTTGGAGCAGCGGGTCAGGCAGCAGCGGGGCGCGCTGCGGAAGAAGAGGCGAAGCTCACATCCTTTAACATCGGCACTGAAAAAGAGATGAATAAGATTCAGGCGATGCAAGCAGCGCAAGCTCGCAGGGAAGAATATGACATAGCTACGTCTACAAACATTGCTGCATTTGCTGCGATGGGTAGGGACATAGGATCAGATAGAAGTGTCCAGGCTTTTCTTGAGAGACAGAAGGAAATTCTGGGGCAGGATGTTGGACGGATTCAAACGCAAACTCAATTTGAAAACTTAGCGGCTGACATGCGATCTAATATTGAAAGATTGCGCGGAGCAAACGAACGACGGGCGGCAAACATCCGAGCGGCTGGAACACTATTTAAGGGTGTATCCTCTTACGCACAGACTAAGGATTAATCATGGCAGTTATCAGGCAACGTACACAAGTATTCAATCGACCATTCGGCGTTGTCAGAGGGGATGCTGGAGGCGCAAAGATTGGGCAGGCAATAGCTGAAGTTGCTTCAGATGTTTCTCAGATTGCTTATCGAGAAGCTGCAAAAAATGCGCAGGAAGCTGGTAAGAAAGCTGGCCTTGCCGTTTCTACAACTGATGTAACGGCTATTGATCCAAAAACAAATATGCCTGTTGCATACAAGCCGCCATCAAACTTTGGTGGGATTGCTGCGGAAGCATACCAAACTATGATTGATCGCCGCTTTGAGGATTCAGTTCTTACTGAGCTTCAAACAAAAGGTTCTGAGTTTGCTGATAAGGCTAGCAATTCTAAACAATACCTAGAGCTAATGACTAACTACGTTGAAGAGATGTATAACGCAGGAAGTCAAGGAGCGCAGGGTACATTCTACACTAGATACATTGAGGAGACTGGTAAGGCGTATGTCTCTAAGACCTTTGCTGCACTTCAAGAGCAAGAAAGAAAAGCGGCAGCAGCACGGTTAAAGAAACAGAGTCGCTTAGACTTTGCGTTAAAGAAGATTGATATTCAAAAGCGCATTAAAGCTATGGAGGTTTCTCCTGAATTACAGGCCGATATTCTTGATTTGAATGAGATGGCATTAACTCAGTATGTTGGCGGGGCTGCTACAATTTCGGAGGTTAGTGAGGCGCAAGAGTTATCTTATGGATATGATGCTTTACTTGGAAATACAAACCTTACTCAAATTTATGTTGGATCAACAGAGTCTGAGCAAGCACAGATGCGCGCAGCACTTCTGAATCCAGCAGCCATCGATCAGCACATCAAAGACCCAAAACTACAAGGATATATTTTTCAAGCATTGTCTGGAAAGGCTACTGGAAAGCAAATTGTTGATGGCCTTGATCTAAATGAAGAAACGCAAATACAACTTGCTGATGCCAGAGATACTGAGTTTTTAGAAAACAACTTCCCGACTCCAACGATGACCATCGAGGAGCTAAACAGTCGCTTAAAAGATCAAAGCCCTGAAGTTCGTAGTGAGTTCATTGAGCGTTTGTTCCAGATGAAGCTCGAGCCTGAATTAGAGGCAACAAACATTGACTCAATAATTAATGAATTGAGTAAAGATGTTAGTCAGATTGATGAGAACAATCTTCCCGAGTCTGTTCGCGGCCTTGTTGGTGGCATGAATCGAGATGACATCAATGATCTTGTTACCAACCTAAAGAGCAGAAACTCTGCGCTTTCTGGCACTGCGGCGGCTGAACTAAATGCTGCGCTAGAAAGAACATCTGGATTCATTGGGAGCATGAACGCAGCTAAAAATATCAATGACCTACGCAGTTATTATGTTGATGCGCTTAAAAGCCTTAAAGGTATTACTAATAACACAAATAGAAATAGTAAGCGTGAGACTATTGAAGCCAAGTTTGCTGACTTAGCTAAATCTTTGGTGAACACAGATTCTATTTCTCTTGATGAGCTGAAAAAAGTTCACCGTGCTATTACATTAAATGCTGATACTTTTGATGGTTCGTCCCAAGCTAACGCTTACTTTAATGTAATGAGTAAAGCATATAAAACTTCTGACGCATCGATTTCTCGTAAGATGAGCGCAATAGAAACTAAAAGAGCTGAAATTATTCAAGATGGAGTAAATCAAACTATCTTAGAAATAGCTTTAGAAAAACAAAAAGAAGGTCTTCCTTTAGGGGACACTGAAAAAGATGTTGTTACCTTACATCATTATAAAGGTGTAATGCCATCTGCAATAACATTATCTGGAGACAAAGGTTTCTTAGAAAGAGCTGCTGCAAATTCTATTTTGCCTATTGAGCTAGAGGTAATTGAAAACGGTTTAACTTCTGGAAACTTTAAAGAACAAGAAGCTGCGTTTAGACTCTTTCAACAGCTAACAAATGTTAAGCAGAGTGATGGCTCTCAAGAGTTTAATAGAGATTTCTTAAGAAACAAAATCGATAAAGATAAATACTCATTAGCAAATGCTGCAATATCTGTTGCTAATTTTAGATCCATTGTTGGTATAAGCAACGAATCTCCACAAGAAATATACTCTAAAATGTTTCAGTTTTCTGGGAGCATTGACTCTGCTGTTAAGAGGGAAATTGGGTTAGCTGATAACAAAAACTTAGCAACAATATTTATTGATTCTGATTATGGCATGACTGACTTTGATCGAGATAGTCAGAGAGAATTTTTAGATATTCTTCGGTTTAATGTTGCAAGTGGTACGCCATTAAATGAAAAAATATTTGAGCAAATTAAAGACAGTTACAAATCAACCCTTGTTGAAGATACAAGAGTTATTGGTCAAAAAGTTGGAGACTCAACACATTTTTCTTTAGATGTTGCGTTCGACGATTCTGATCAGGCAAAAATGTATCTTTATATTGCTGAAGAATTAGCAAGTGATTCCGCATATGAAGATTATCTTCGATTAACTGGAATGGAAGCCTTTGCGGATGTAGTGTTTAGAGAGCGGCATTCTGAAGTAAAAAACAAACTAATAAGAAGTCAGCTTGATAAATATATTAAATTTGAGCCTATAAGAGATACTTGGATTGGTTACACAGGAAACAAATCTTTTATTGTAAAAATGAAAGCAATTGATGGTGGATATATTCCTGTTACACCAAATAGTTTTCCATTAATTGTAATGGAGTCTATGTTCAAAGATGATCCATCAACAGAGCGCAGCTTTCTTTCTTATAAGAATGCGTCGATTGCTGCTAATGCAACTAATAATAAAGTCGCTATAGCTGAAACCGAGCTAAGACTATTCTTAAAACTACACCCTGAACGCTACCCTAATGTAGACTCTTTATTTGAAATTCCTGCAAAATATAAAATTCAGGAAGTTTTAACCAGAGAGCAAATGGAAATTATTTACAACGAGGAGATGGGAGATGGCGAATAGGTTAATTGACTATCCAAATCAGACCTATACCAAGACCCCAGAGCCTCCGATAACAACTGTTGGCGATGCGTTCTCAGCTCAATACGGTAAAGTCTTAGCTCCTATTATTGAAGAAAATAGATTCTACACTGCACCAGAATATGATGAGGGTGCGGCTAGTGAAGTTGAGAAATCTATTGAGCTGCGTCCTTGGCTTACTGAAAATGAGAAGCTGCGCCTTAGAAACTTTGGCACTAGCTATAAAGCTATTCAGGACAACCTGAACTACATCGATGCACAACGCGCAAGAATGGAGACTATCTCTAATCTTAGCGGCCCTCTTGCGTTTGTAAGCGATCCTTACTTTGGTGTTGATCTTACATTGATGTTAATTGGTGTTGGTGGCCCCGCTGCATTGTCTCGTATGTTTGGAGCGGTGGGGTTCAAGACTGCCAAGCAGGGTCTAAAGCAAACGACAAGACGAGTAACAACTGGTCAAGGTATTGGGTATCAAGAGGCAGCAAAAATTGGTGCTTTCTATGGTGGAGCTGCTCCTACTGTTCTCGGTACTCTTGAGACTTTATCAGCAGAAGATGATGAAGAAGCATTAAAGAGGGCTGGTCGTACTATACTTGAGACTCTTGGCTTCTCTGCTTTGGGTGCTGTTGCTGGTGGTGGTATTACCGCAGCAATAGGCGCAAAGCGTTACTCTGACATTCCGCTAGACAATAGCTCAATGCTAAATGCAGATGAAATTGCAGAAGCTAAACTAAAGCGTTCAATTGAGAACACAAAGAAACCAAAATCAGAAAAAGAACCGATGACTGTTGCGCGTAAAAAACGCAACAAGGCACTCTCAGAAAACTATAAGCAATATCTTGATGATGTCTCTGGCGATGAGGTTCCAGTAGAAACTGGATTCAAGAATGAGAAGCTATTTAAGCTCATCACTGGGGCGGTACCAACTCCGCTACGCAGCATAATCAACAGCAACCTTCCAGATTCATTTAAGAGCGCAGCAATGAAACTGGGTGCTGACATGGGATTCATTACGAAAGCAAATGAGGCTGGTGTTCCATCTGAGATATCTGTGCATCTAAAGAAAGCATTGCGCAGCCGTGAATGGTCTACCGCATTAAGCAAGATTGATGGCGCATACCAAGAAGTAAACCCAAGGCGCAGCCAGCAGTTTATGGGAACTCAGGTTTTAAACTCTGTTGAAAAGGTGCGCCGTTTTATAGGTAAGGAATCCTATACGCTAGAAGATTGGTACGAGCTTGTTGGTAAAACTTCTTTGCGCAATACGCCAATTGACCAGATTGGCTCAGAGCCACTGAAGAATGCTGTTGTTGCCTATCGTGAATTTATGCAACCGCATACTGATGAGCTTGAGTCCCTTGGTATTATCAATAGTAAAGAGCTATTCGTTGAGAAGACATTAAATGCAGCGGGTCGCAAAGGCGAGCTGATTGCTGTTACAAATAAAATCATCGATGCTAACAAACGCTGGATGGCCTCAGAAATCGATGAACTTCTTCGCCGCAGGAATACCTTATCAGCAACCCAGTCCGATCGTCTAAGCTACCTTCAAGGGCTTCAGAGCGACATTGCAAATGTAAAGACCTATGACGAGCTAATGGCTTTGCGTCCAAAGCTAGATTTAACACCCCAAATGGCAGAAGCGTTAAAGAAGCTAAAGGGATCAATTGACGATCTTGCAGAGCAAATAGACAGCTATCGTGATTACATCGAGGCCATTGATCCCGCTAAGATGGATCGTGTTCACT